GGGCCATTCATTTTCTCAGCTTTGCGCCTTGCCTTCATTTCAGCACCAGGGTTGCCGTATGCATATTCTGAATTGCTTGGACCAGTGGTTCCAGTGGAGTAGGAGTCAGCAATCTGATCGCCTATCTCTGAAGACACTGAACGAAGTGGCGGTGACGGCATTCCTTTAGGAGGAAGGGCACCAGATGAAGACTCCCGTTCTGACTTGAAACTGGAGTCCATATCCTCCATATCAAACTCTCCGCGATTCGCTGACTCTGTCATGGCTGAGAATCCTCGCCTTCAACAGAACCAACAGTAGACCGCTGTGCGTTTGCATGGTCTATGATGCTCTTCATTCTAGGATCATCAAACGGGATAAAGCTCTCGTTTGAGACTGGGCCGGAAGTAGGCTTCTGAATAACGATGTTGAGCAAAAGAGCGCGCTCCTTCACCCAGGCAGTTCGCTCAAGCGTCATGTGACGCAAGAGAAAAAAGATTATCAGCAGAAAGGGAATGCTGCCGAGTAGGTTGTGCCACCACATAACAAGCCTCCTAGAATCCGGCGAGATTGCCCACCGTTGACGCATCAACGATGTCTTGCTCGTAAGATCCTTTAGTATGTTTGTCGATGAGCTTCTGAGATCGAGTTTGGTTCTCTACAACCTCGAAATCCTCTACGCCTGGTTCGCTAACTTCATCTCCGTTCCACATCGGATTCAGTCGATTTTGCGAAGTCTCAGTTCGCATCAACTGAACGCGCATCATCTCACACGCAATGAGATAGGACATTACTAAATCGTCGTGTGCATTCTCAATCGCCTGAAACTTATCGCTCTCTAGGGCGAAGGTTTCAAACTGACTGATTAGATGCAGAGACACAACAGAAGTTGAGCCATCGGAAAGGAACTTCCGTGTCTGGGCCACAAGCATTGCGCGGGTGCGCGAGTTCACATTATAGCCGAGCTTGGCGGTTGGCTTCTGATACGGCAAGCCAGTCTCTTTCATCTCGAAGTAAAGATTCTTATAGCCTAGCTCAAATAACACCTTATTTGCGCCACCATCCTTGTTGTTCTCCACGCCGATCAGCGCCTCGTTGTAGTAGTGACCGAGAGTGAACAACTGGTCTGCGAAGGAAAATGGCTCAATCTTCCCCTGTAGTTCTGCGACTTGATTGCCGGTAGGGCAGTGGATAACCTGCCCGCATGAGTCATCACCGTGAGCTAGCCCTTCTGAGGGGTCGCCTCCTATGGCATACGCATCGCCAGGGATGGGATCTTCCCAGATTGTAAGCCTAAATGACGGCACGTTCTACGATTCCTTCCTCATTGAACCTTAAATGAGCAGACTCACCCTTCTGAACACTATCACGCATAGTGCGAACCATCGACATCGGGAAGGCTAGCTGAATGCCCATTGGAACAAACATGCCATGAATACGGACTTCCCTGGAATCCTCATCCCACTCCCGCGTCAGTCGGGCTTTGACATCATCTGAAATGTACGGGTTGTGTAGGAGGCTCCAGTTGTGGAATGGGATGCCCTTCTCTTCTCGCGATAAATAGACATCGTGATAGATCCACGGTATTCCTCGGAGCCGCTCATAAACAGGAGTAAGAGTGCCCCAAAGGTATCCATCGCAATCTGCAACACGAGTGCGAGATTCCTCCATGATGTCTTTGGGTTGTTCTTCATCAGCCCAGACAATGTTGCGCGAAGTCCCTTGAAAAGTCTTCCGCTTCTGCGTGGAAAACTTGAAGGTAACTCTACTTCCGTTGGTGGTGGCAAAGCGGCTATTTTTCCATCCACCGGACTCTGTCCACTGGCAGGAATCGTCCACGAAGTTCCATAGGAATCCTGTTTCATCGTTGCCAAGCACCTCTCTTACGAGTGTTCGCTGGATGATGTCAATGGATGTGTCTTCTGTATCTGAAATGATCCATCCGTTAACATGATCCTCCTTAAAGCGATCTTTGGGAATCGGCTGCTTGGTGAGTGCATCAATCCCCATCATGGATGCGTAGAACTTCATCCAAGTGGACTCAGTTTTCCCGGTCCGATTTCCACACACAGCCCAAGATTGGTGGCTCCATTCCTCAAGCCATCCGTATTGGCAGGGGTTATCGTCAATGGTGTATCCGAATGGACTCCATTGAAAGAACGGACAAGCTGCTAGCTGAAGAACCTGCTCGTATGCTTCTGGCTGAGTGTCTTGGAATACCTCCTTAAGCCAAGGCTTCTCCTTCAATACTGTCGCAAGTTTGGCGAGCTTGGGAAACAGGTCTTCTTCCCCTGTCCCACTTAATTCTGGGGGTGATGTCGAAGTCACAGAGCTTGCCTTGGTCTTCAATGAGCTTGGTCAGGTCAGGATATTTGATCCGTGCACCTACCCTGCGGTGCCTCATTCGGAAATATAGGTACCAGATTCGATCTGCGGGAAATACAAAAGATCCTCGAAGGCTTTTTCGCGCCTCCGAGGATTTATTAAGCCACCGATAGATAGTCTCGTTATCTAGCTTCAGGCGATCCTGAATCGCCCCTGCTGTCATCCAAGACCCGCCAAACACGTTTCGCTTCTTTAACAAGGTGGGTAAACCGCTCCCAACTCATGCACACGAACGGCTCTTGCCTGTCTCTTTGTAGAAACAGGAAGTCGTTATCACCAAGCCATCCTTCGACCGTCTTGAATCCACTTCCGTCTTTTCGAGCTTTGCATTCAGCAAGGTATCCGTCTCCGAATCGTATATCTCCACTGAATTGCCCGCCAACTGCACCGGAGAGGGGCACTCTCTCTGCGGGTATTCCCGCTTCATGGAGCCGATGTACAAATTCTCTTTCACGCCTAGCCCCCTTATCACGGGACATTTTCCCGCCCATCAGTAGGTCCAAGCAGAGGGACGCGGGGCGTTATCGCGAGGCGGCATATCGTCCAGGTGAATAAAATCAGAGGATATACCAATCCCTGTAAACCCCATTCTCATCGCTGTTTCAATCAGTCGAAACCGATACGTGCCGCCTGTGCACCTGATGTCCACTGCATGACCCTGCGAATGAGAGCCAGGGCCGGTCTCTTTCTTCTTTTCGGCAGAATGCTCTGGAGAGCGATACCCCGAAGTCACGATCATTGCTTGATTAAAGTCTCGCCGAAGCCCCTGCAAGCGGTTCATGAAACTGACATCCATCTCGCACTCGCCAGTTTCTTTGCACTGAAGCTCCCGCTCGGTAAAATTAGGCCACTTATCTGCTTGCCATTCCATTAATTGCCCCTTTTGACTTTCGTATATCTGAATGTAGCTGTATGATTACATAGTTGCAAGCATGTTCTTATGACAAGGAGACTGGTGGGGTGAGATGGATCAAGGCAAAGAGAGTGGCCGAGATATGTGGAGTTCAACATCTGACCGTCTATCAGTGGAAGAAGCGAAACCAAGGGCCGCCCTACTACGTCCTGCCGCATGGCAGACTTAGGTGGGTAGAGGAAGAGGTGATGGAATGGCTGATAAAGGGCAGGAAGGTTCCGAGAAGGTAGAGTTTGAGACTCTAATGGCGGCGTATCCGTCCGTCATGTACAAGATCGTAGTCAAGATCGCTCAATCCGTGCTGGCTGAAGCATTTCCGCAGTCGCAAAACCCAGAGACCAGGGCAGATCTATGCTATGAGCCAGCCAAAGGGGAGCCACTCACCCCTGAAATGACCTCTGCCATGATTATGAATATGTCCATAAAGCTCAACTGGCTACTGGCTCACTCCTTTACTGACGCTGA